TGTCATTGGGTCTGTAACAACGTAAAGGTAATGTGTACCTGCGTTCAATGGAAGGTAAGTTTTCTCTAATGAGAGTGAGTTACCAACTAATGAAGAACCAGGATCAGCAACACGGATACCAACAATAACACCTACTGGTAATGAAGCACCTGCTACTGTACCTGACCATTTTGTTACATATGGAACGCCATTAGCGTCGCCACCTGCTGCTGACATAACGATGTCACCGATAGCATAAGTGTTTGAAGCGTCACTTGCAACTGCAAATAACGTAGCACCTTGGCTGTATGGTGAACCGTCAGTGTTTTGAATCGGGCTTAGGCCCTTAGGACGATTGATGTTCGCCATTTATAAAACTCCTTTGGTTAGTTTGAATATTTGATACCTTCATGTGGTGTATAGAAACCTTCTGCAGACGTACCGTCTTTAGTATTTCTTCCACCTCGGATTGCATCATCAATTAAATTGTTCTTAGCTTGTAATGCTGCTTGATCTTCTTCATACCACTCTTGCTTAATCTTCATCAAGTAACAATATAAAGGACCACCATCAGCGGTTCTTCCTACAAGCCATCTTACCTTATCTCCTAGATCAGTGTTACGAGATACTACGTTCTCTTTAACACCGCCAACTTCCTCGGGAGTAACAAACTCATAACCACCGTCTAAAGCGTCTGCTATACGACCATTTTCGTCATTAAAACCGTGTAGGTGATAACCATCAATGGTATAGTTTATAGTTAGCTTTCCTTGTGTTCCATTGAACACGTTTCTTTTACGTTCCTGTGAAGGACGTTCAGAATTGTTACGAACTTGTTTCTCTAATGCCTTTTCTCTTTTATCTTCTGGTGTATCTGCTACTGCCATAATTTTCTCCTTATTCCCAATCGTAATTATCTACATATTCTTGTTTAGTTTTAAATAAGCCTTGCTTAATAAACTTATCACAAGCTGCTTTAGCTTCAGGTGGTAATGCGTCATACGACTTCTTACCTCCACTTCCGTTTGCTCTTACATTTCCTGTTGAATCAACTGCACTGCCTCTTGCTTTTTTACCTAGAGAAGTTTTCTCTGGGAAGTAGTTAGCAATACGTTCATCCAATTTATCTAGGAATGCTCGTCCAGATAAAGACGGGAATTGTCTTCTTAGTGAAACACCAAGAGCATTAGAGATCTCTGTCATTTCAGGATCTTGATTAAACCATGTATTACGTTCTAACCAAGAACCAATATCAGGATCTATCTCTTGAGGTGCAGATACTTGTGGAGGAGGTTCTTTAGACTCCGCTTTAGCTTCTGCTTGTGCTTCTTTAATCTTATCAAGTTGATCATCTATATCTACTACTAGATCACCATTGCCCTCAGCAATTGCTGTTTTCTTCTGAGCTTTAAGTTCAATGATTTGGGCTTGTAATTCTATTTGTTTACGTTCATAAGCTTCCTTCTGGAACTTCTTGAACTCTTCGACTGATGCTTTAATCTCATCAATCTCTTTAACCTTCTCATCAAGCTTCTTCATAAGTGTTTCATTATTCTTACGAAGGATAGGATTAATTTCCTTACCACGCTTAACAAAGGTATCTGCATCTACCCAATCATTCTCGGACCCCCTAAACTCTTCTTTAGGAACCCAACCGAAAAGCCTTGCTTCTTTCTCAACAGTTTCATTAGCAGCCGGAGCTGGTTCTGATTGCTGTTGATCTTGTACTTGATCTTCTGCCATCTCTAATCTTTCTCGTGTGTTGCCACAACGTCTAAATCGTTAATCACTCGATACTCTTTACCATCTTTAGTTTCATTACCCTTATAGATGAGTCCTGAGTATTTACCAAAGGTAATGAAGTCTCCAATCTTACACCATGGATCTTTTTGATCGGCATAAGCTGTTGTTCCCATCGCTACCACTGTACCACGGATCTGGGCTAACTGCTCCCTATCCTTTTGTTGACCTACAGATATGATAATACCACTCTCGGATACTTCTTCTACTTCCTCAGGTAATACTAACAATCTATGACCAACGGGATTTATCCCACTAGTATTTATTGTCATCTCTCGCTCCGTTAACTAAGTCTTCATATGTCAAATCTAACAAATGAAGTATTGCATTACATCTACCTTTTGCTTCTTCTACATTCTCCACGTTACCGCGGACAATCATTTCCTTCATGTACTCTCTATCTTGCGATAGGGCCTTGAGGAGTACCTTGGTAGCTGGGTGCTGCTGCCATTCCTGAAACTCCTGGAGGGTTAGCACCTGGTTGTTGAGTAATACTGTTGAGTCTATCTGCATCTTCACTTTCTCCTATTGATCCCATTGCTTTTGACATTATTTCAATAGAACGTAAGATACCATCTTGATGTGCTCTTGCTGCTCCTATTTGAGCTTCTAGCATTGCTATCTTGTGACCTTCTTGTACTCCACCAGCTTGCTCTATTGCTAGAACAGCTTCTGCTTCCATCTTCATTATCTTAGCTCTATTTACTTCTGCTTCTTGTGCTAACTTCATCATAGCAAGTTTCATCTTCAATTGCATGTCTGCTTGCTTGATCTGCACTTTCATTTGCTCGACTTGTACCTTCGGATTAGGTGCTGGTTGTACAGCATTTGGTCCGTTAGGATCGGGCAATATCTCGTCGATGTTATTTACCTTCATTGCTTCAAGGTATCTAACTAAAACATTATGTATATTAAATCCAGGAGCTGATAACGCTAATTCACGTAATGCAGTTGCTTGCATTAAACGTTGAGTATCAGTGATCACATGTGGATCTGCTGCTGGATGTAATGATGATTCAGATTGACTGTAATCAGATGCTAATACTGAACCTTGATTGTAATCATGTTCAGGTGGTAAGTATAACTGATTAAGTCTATATATTCTTCTTAACTCTTCTTTAAGTGATCTGTAGATACGTTTAAAGATACCTGCAAATACTTTACTACCTTGTTCAGCCATCGTTTGTGATGTAGCTGCAGGTGTATTCTGACCTACATTCTCACCAACCATAATATCGGTTGCACCAATAATACGTTCACCATAATTAATTAATGTAGTAAGTAATGTAAATAGTACTTGACTAGGTTCTCTTACCGGTAGAGGAACGATACCTTTTGCGAGATCTTCACCAGTAGAATCAACGTGCTTCCATTCGAGAGGAGCAAAATTATAGTTCCCGCCACGTACTTTAATGCCGCGGGATAAGAAGCCTCCTGCAGTTGTAGCCATAGTACCGGCATCAATAAGCTGATTAATAATAGTATTAATAGATTCATTTGTAGGTCCTAATAGAATACCAAAACCAATATCATAGAAACCACCATCTGGTGATGGAATAAATGAATACTTAGTAAAGTAAGTTTCAGGTTTAATAGCAATGATTTCATCATCACTATTACGTTTAATAGAGTCTTCAAAGTAATTAGCTACAATACGAACTACTTTGCTAGTCTCTTTATGAACAGTTATAACATATGGCTCTTTAAAACCATCACCATCGAGGTCTTCCCAACGATGTTGTTCAAGGAATTCATACGGTGTAGCAGGATCAAACGTAGGTTGATCTACACCTTGAGCCCTGTTTTGGGTATTAGTTAAGTTGTCTTGTGGTAATGCTTGAGGAATAGACAGGTCTATGTCACGCCATAAACCCCTTCTCTGTCTACTGAGAACGTCATTCTTTGATAAGTACAACACATGTGTCTGTCTTGTACAATCACTTAAGTTCTTTGTCCAGTATGAAACAACAAAATCTTTAGCTAAAATGTTCTCAGAGATTGGATGATCATTATCAAAATCCCAATATGTCTTCTTAAAAGCACAACCAACAATAGGAACTGTGATAAGAACCTTATCCATTTCCTGTTCCCAGTTCTCATCTTCTTCCATGAGCTGGTATGACATATGTTTTTCTACACGTTTAGTCTTAGCTACTAAATCTTTATCATTAGCCATCTCAGTAGATGTATCAATCTTTACTAAATCACCTGATGGTATAAGAGCTGGGTATGCTCTACTATGGAATTGTAAAGCAGCCATAGTGATAAGAGGAAACTTAACATTAGAAGCACCAGACCATGGGAATGATTTAGCTTCTGCAACTTGAAGAGCTAACTTCATAGCTTCTTCTACACGCTTCTCCCATTGACTACGAGATTCTTTGTCTATATTAAATTCGTATGTTACGTTGTAACCAATATGATTAAGCTCCTCATCAGTTAACATCTCAGCAATGTTAGGTGAAGTTAAAAGCTTTTCAGTCTTAATTTTAGTTTCTAATTCCATTAATTAATACCCTGTTATTTGAGAACGTCCATCCAATTGTACACTCTTACGAGCCTGTTGGTATTCATACTCTTCCTCCTCCTCAGGAGTATCAGCATTCTGTACCTGGTCTATAACTAGACCTAACCAAGCTAATGCGTCTACTTGGTCATCATGTCTTGCTTTAGGAAACCTAACCATTTCTTCTTCTAGGTCAGGATACCACGGTGTTGATTTATCAAACCTAACACCTCCTGCTTTAAATCTTGCCTGGAAGCTTCTTGCTCTTGATTGCTTATCTTTAAGAGGAGCTTTAGGTAGTAGACTCATATACGTCTGTCTAGCTATTTGTTCTCTTCTTAAAATAGGCCCAATAGCTTTCTCAATAACACCCTTCTCTGTTACAAAGTATTGAGGATCATATCTCTTCTGTACTGAAAACATTTCATCAACAATCTCTAGAGCGTCCCAACGACCTCTACGAATGTCAACTATGTTTAATATGCCGTCTGAATCAATACCGCCAATAGCAATGACAGTATAATCGCTCCTGTCTCTTGTACTAATAGCAAAGTCGATTGCAGCGTAATAAATAAGTTTCTTTTCTTTAGTAGCGATTGCATCTAATGTAAACTTTGGTATCTCAATAAAATCGGTTCGTTTAAAATATGATGTAGATTCATCCACTGGATAGTTTAACATCTCTTGAGCATACACATCAGGCATACCCTGTTTAGTGTAGTCATCTTTTAGCTTTATAAAGTCTTTGGCATTATATCTATCTGCCCAAAGAATTTGACTATAGTCTTCTGAGTGAGCTCTATATCGTATAGATCTCCACTCTACATTCTTACGAGTTGAATATGTTCTTAATGGTTCATGTCTAATATAGTCACCATCATACTCTGGTGGCATTAAACGATTTAGTAGTGAGTCTAGATGTAAAATAGTACCTACAATTCTAACTACACCATGCTTTGCCATAGAACGTAATAGCGCAGCATAAAACCATCTTCTTAACTTCTCACGTCTATCTTTAGAAGCTACCTGTTCATCACCTTCTAAGTCGTCACAGATAATTAGATCTGGACGTTTCTGATCCCATTTAAGACCCCGAACTCTTTGTTCGGCACCTCGACATAGAACTCTGAATTGTTCTCCGTCTTGAAATTCTACAATGATATCTGTCTGTGAATCTTTAACCAGTTCTTTAATCTGAAAAAGATTGATGAGGTCATCATTGTTAATAAGCTCATCTTTAATATCACTGAGGAAGTTAATAGCTTGATTCTCAGTGTCTGATACAATTAATGCAAACTTTCTATCTCTAAATAAAAGAGCAGCGAGCAAGTAAGCGTGAGTGATTGCTGTCGATTTCCCGTGGCCGCGGGGTGCCGCAATTGCTACTTGTTGATTATCGCTGCAACAGAGATCCCACCACTCCAAGTGGCATTGCGGAGTGGGGGTTGAACCATCGTATCTCTTTGCTAAACATGCCCCGGCAAAACCGTGGATCATGTCTGGTGTTAACTTCATTTCTTCTTGTTTTGTTTCTCACCGGGCTTATGACCATTATCTGATCTATTAGCACTACGGCTACGAACTCTTGTGTTACTAAGAGACTTAGATCCACCACAACGTAAAGGTGTTTTATGATCTACATCTTTACCTGGTTGACCTTTAGCACGAGATGCTTTGTTTCTAGCTGCACGTTCTTTCTTAGCTTTAGGGCTAGAATGGTGAGCTGCATACTCAGCTTTATAGTCTCGTTTGTAGTTAGCTGAACTAGGCATTATTTACATCCCCATCTTGCACGGGCTGCTTTACCACGTTCACCTGTCCAACTTTTACTACGTGCACAGAATGACTTGTGTCTAGGGTTAGAACTATCTTTAGTAGGTGCTTTTAAATTAGAACCAGTAGCTTTATTGTACTTAGCACGTCCTTTAGCAGTAAGACCACTTCCTTCTTTAACAGAAAGTTTCTCACCACGTCCTACAGATAGATTAGGCCCTTTCTTACGCGTTGCCATTAGTAACCCTTTTTAGGTTCTTTCTTCTTATCGGCTTTAGCAGCTGGTTTAGATTTCGCTTTCGCTTTTGATGCTGGCTTCTTCTTGGAATCCATCATGTCTTTCTTCTTCTTCTTGTCTTCCATTTTGTCTTTCATCATTGTAGCCATCTTCTATCTCCTTAAAAGTTGTTGTGGGTATTGCTTCTACTTCCTTTGCACCTGCAAACTTCTCAAACTGCTCTGCAAGAAGACGAAGTCTATCATCTACTGCTAGCTTAGTTGTGATACTCGTTGGTTCACCGCGGATCAACTGTCTACGGTTAACTAAATTGTTAAATAGGTTAGAAAGGATCTTAGTGTCTACAGGTTTACGAACAAACTTAGACTTTCTAACATCCCAAAGGTAATCACCGTTTTCTAGTCTCTCTTCTATGTGAGTAAGACTCTTGTCTAGAACTGAGCTGATTCTTGAACCTAGCTTCTCGTTCTGTTCAACGTATACCTTCTTTTGAATTTCATTCCACCAAGGCTCTTCTTTCCATTCACGAAGAAACTTAGCTGGTACTTTAGTGAGTTTAGATACTTCGTCTATATCTCCATAGACGCAATAGAGTGTACAGGCATCAATTTTGGTTTGCTGTGGAAACCAATTAGGATTGTGATGTGCTGCTTTAAGAGGTCGTCCTCTTCTAGGACTTGTGTTTATTTCTTTACCATCATAGAAATAATCACTTGACACTTCTTCAGTTTTCTGTTCTAAATCTTCGCTCATAGTATAATTATACCACAAGCTTTAAGAAATGTCAAGGACTATTTGTAAGGAACTATTTGTTCATTACGTACATTGTAACTTCAAAACCAAATCTCATTTCAGTAGCTGCTGGTTTAGTCCACATGTTAATCTCCTTTAAAAGTTAATGTAAAGTTTTCACTCTACCTTAATATTATACTCCAATGAATGAAAACAGTCTTGCGTATTTTCATGAAAGACAGGTAATTTATATTTCTCTTGACAAGATCTATAATATGTGTTAAAATCTATTAATTATTAATTATATTAATTATAATTATATTTATATATAATAATATAATATAATAATAATATAATAATATTAATATAATAATAATAGTAATCACGTAAAAGAGACCCATAGTGATGACTGAGGACGAAGTCCGAAGTCTAGTGATCCGCACTTAGTTAAGACGAGGACCATGATCAATAAGAGCCCCGTAAGGGTGTCCGTCGTTAAGTCCTACTAGGCTTAATTGTAAAAACTATTATAAATATAGGGAAGTGCATCCCACACAAACTCATGCATGTAACATTGCTCCCCGTGGGGGCCCCTAGCTGACCCTCAATTAGTGTTAATATAATTAATCATTATCCATGGGGACGATGATTAATGGGTGTATGACACCATCCTAATCAATCAATAACTTACATCACACTAATTATAAGTATTACCCCTCATAAAACATACCTCTAATTCTAATTTTAAGACACTTTAAAAGCATTATCTTTTGTAACTGATATCAACCCATCAGCCCACTTCGTAGTGTTCGTTTAAACTCAATAGTTACCTTGTTGTGATACTTCAGATAAGACTACACTATCGTTAGTCTGATCTTTGATCACAACGAACTTAATGTATAAATTAATCCTCGGACATATAACTCTAACATAAGTAATTATTCAATCCTTATCCCTTTCTTTGTGTCGGACATAACCAAAAAGCGTCCGCCACGGTTTGCTGTATAACTTCTCAGGATTGCCTAATTACTAAGTTAGAGATAATATCTCAACGAGGAGTGCCGACCTCAAGGTCGTTAATTTATGTTATATATATATGAGTCAACCATGGATTGTATGGGATAATAGAACTATTAAGACTGCAAGGAATTGTTGCCTGTAACAAAAAGCATTACAATAGCAATCATCGGCAATCAACAATACCTTTTGGGCTGAAGCCAGCCAAGAACTAAATAACCACAAATTCTTTACGCCAGACCCGCCCTGTTTATTTGCACGCGTTGCGTGCTTTTTTATATGTGTAAACAATTTAATTTAGTTATTGACTTCTTAATAGTTCTATTATAGTATTAATCCAAGGGTAGGACTCATATATATATAAACCCTTATATTCTAACAATCTTTTTAAGGAATCAATATGAAAAATGATAAAGTATTAATTATTATATTCACTGTTTTATTAGTTTATTTTATTCACTGTTTTAATTATGCATTACATCATTCAACTTTATTAAATTAATTATGAATAATAAATATTTAATATTCAAAGCAATAAAAGAATTAATGAGATATAATGTCTCGTTAGTAAGTGAAGTAAAAAGTAGTAAGTTTGTAGTTTAATTTTAATCATTTAAGGAGTAATCAATTATGGCAACATTAACAGATATTTCAGTAGTTCCAGGTTCAGTTAACTTAGCATCAGCAATAGCTAACACTTTCAAAGTGTTTGATATTGAACAGTGCAAAGAAGGTTTAGGCTTAATGTTCGAGTCTTTACCAGACGATAACTTAACAGAGTATTCTAAAACACAGCAAAACACCAGCTATACATGCCAAGCATTAGTTCTAAACGCTATGGCAAATGGTCTAGACTACTCACTCAAGACTACCTTCAAAGCTCTTGATAAACTTACTGCAGAGATTGACGAACATTCTAAAGGCAATACCGAGACAGAGTTCTGGAATGTTCGCGGTGAACAATTACTTGAACGACTAGCGGTCATTGAACATAACATTGATGCACTTGAACAAGTGTTTCACATGATTAAGAAATACTATGCTCAATCCACTGGCAATGAATGGACACCTTATGTGGCACCAAGTAAGAATGCTGGTGTTACTGCAACTGCAGTAGAGTTACAAGCAACACTTGCTAGATTGAAAACTCGCAAGGCTTAAGTAACATATAATGAAGATAGCTCTATCATAGAAATGTGATAGAGCTTTTCTTCGTTGCTACGAAATGACGCAATCGCATGTAGCGATTGCATTATTATATAAACCCATGCTCTGAACTACTATCATCTATCGCGCGGGGGTTTACGGCAGGTCTTAATATTGGGCACTTTTACAGGAGTCGTTCTATGGATATGCAATCATTCGAAGTTAATGTAGCTTGTATGGCCACAGCTATTTATGCTGAAGCTAATACACAATCATTAGATGCTAAATATGGTGTTGGTTATGTTATACTTAATCGACTTAAATCTAAAAGATATGGCGCAGACATATGCGAAGTTGTCTACAATAAAGGACAATTCGAAGGAGTTCGTGACATTGCCACAGGTAAACATATTGGGCCGACTAAATGTGATTTGCTTAAAACAGAGCTTATTGCAATCAATATTATTACACACAAAGCTATAAATCCTGTGTCAAATGCTTTATACTTTCATGATGACTCAATTAAATCTATGTCTCATGCATGGGGTAAAAAGACTACTAAAATTGATAACCTAATATTTTATTAAGGAGATGTTATGATTAACGATCTAAAGTTGTATAATACAGAAACACTTCATGAGTTATATGCATTAGCTTTCTGGAAAGTTTATAACAAGTTTCCAGATAACAATTATAATGTAACTCGTTCTTATTTAATTCATAAAATCAATAGCTTATCTTATAGGCTAGAAAGTAAAGGTGAATAGTATGGGTAATATGTATGATAATATTGACGACCATGACCAAACCAACGGTCAAATCGATCAAGAAGAAGCTTGGTTCTATCATATTATTGGTGAGTTTCAAGACTGCATTGATAAATATGGTTGTGCTTTTGTATTAAGTAAATTAGATAATAATGTTAAACAATTAATCAAGGAGAAAATAAATGTGTAATTGCGATTCTGATTTAAATTGTGTTCCAAAGTATAAAAGACAATATAATTGGGTAGATAAAGTCTTTCTTACTCTTGTGTTTACAACTGTTGTTTTATGTTTGTTTGGTATTAGTATTTGTTTGTATAAAATGTTATAATCGCACTCTAGATTGCATCGCGTATCCCATACGCTCTGACAATCATAGAGTTTTCTGTAATCAATCTTAAGGAGTCAAGTTATGAAACCATATAGTATTAATGATTTCGCTCATAAATTCTATATGTTCAATTGGTCTCATCCTGACATCAGGCAGACTTATTGGACTAAAGAAGACAATGAATGGGATCGAGAAGTAGGTGATGTAGTTAGAAAAACCTTTACACTTACAACGCTTTGGTATAAAGACGAGCGTGTTTTACAATTGTATACTAACGATCCTAACAATGGTAATCGTAAATTGAATGTATACAATTACTTTCGTGATGCAGCATTTGCAACTGGTCTTACAACTTTCTCAAGTTATAAAACTACTGCAACTACTATCATCGACTCACTTTATAACATAGCCAATCGTCCTAGCTATTACAATAAAAATGGCACACTTAAGAAAGGTTTCTTTGGTGCATTGCGTAGACGACTTCGTTCAAATACATTACGACCATCGTGGCTAACTCAAGACATGCTTAACAAAGCTACAGAATTAAGCTGTCTTAACGATGATCTGTCTACTGAAGATTATCTAAACTTTCATGACATTCCGTCTTGGACTTATTACAAAGATCCATTAACTAATGAATATTATGTTGACGGTTCTCAACGACGAGTTAGAATTGGCAATTTAAATTGGGTTCATATTCATCGTAGAACTAATCCAAATGAATATGGTTATACATTTGATGAACGTAATGATATATGGCTTAGACCTATTCAGTTTTATCACAATGGTAATGTATATAATCGTGACGAAGTTAACATTGTAGAATGTTCACAATGTGGTCACGAAACTGTTGACGAACTATGTGTTGATGGTGTATGTCATAACTGTCTTGATGCATCGTTTAAGATTCATAACTATTCAACTCGTGTTGAAAGTATGCTTAAATTCAAAGCTACACGCGTTAGACCTAATACAGTTTATTTAGGTTGTGAGCTTGAATACGAAACAAACAATCGTAATCGTGCACAGTTAGGTGTTGGTAAGTTATTACATGGTCATGCACTTATGAAGTCTGACGGTTCTATTAAGAACGGCTTCGAGATTGTAACATGTCCTGCAACACTTGACATTCATCTTGATGTGTTTAAGAAGTTTTATGACAACATTCCACCTGATCTTAAGACAGAAAAGAATGTAGGTATGCATGTTCATATCAGTCGTAAACCTTTATCTTACTTAACAATTGGTAAGTTAACTGAGTTCTTAAATCGTTTAGATAATAAACAATTCATACATTACATTGCAGGTCGCATAGATAATTCCTATGCTCGTATGAATGATGAACGTACTGTTACATTTCCAATAAGAAATAAACATGGTGGTGACAGATACAATGCATTAAATCTCAACAACGAAAACACTATCGAAGTTAGATTGTTTGCAACACCAATGAACTACAAAGAGTTTGCAATGCGACTACAGTTTGTTCAGGCTTTAGTTGACTATTGTAGCCCAGCTCAAAGTAGTTTGATGTTAAAGAAACAAACTCATTACGAAGCATTTATGGGTTGGTTATCTAGTAGAAGACGTATGTTCCCTGAACTTAGTTATCATTTAAAGGAGTTTAATTAATATGTGTATCGCAATTTATAAACCGGAAAGTAAAGTATTATCACAAGAGACACTCAAAGAGTGTTATGATTCTAACCCAGATGGTGCAGGCTTTATGTATGCACAGGGTAAGAAGTTACATATTGAAAAGGGTTTCTTTAGCTATGATTCATTCTATCAAGCTTATAAAGAACATGAAAGTAAACAAGCAGTATTACATTTTAGGATTAAAACTCATGGTAAAATTGATACAACAAATTGTCATCCCTTTGCAGTTAATAGCTCAATTGGCTTTGTCCATAACGGCATTATATCTGGTTTCGGTGATACTAATCATAGCGATACCATTGGATTTAACAATGCAATTCTTCAACCGCTTGTTAACAAGTGGGGTAACCTTGCTTTGTTCCAAGACCCAGTAATCAATCTTATCGAAGGTCGTATAGGTTATAGTAAGCTTGTCTTCCTTGACCGACATGGCAATCATAAGATTATGAACGAAGGTAAAGGTGTTTGGGATGATGGTGTTTGGTATAGTAACGATAGTTACAAACCATATGTTGCACCTGTATCTACATACAAACCTAAAGCTTATAGTTGGGACAATACTGATTGGATTAATGATTACAGTAAAGGTTATAAACCTTCAAAGACTGTAGCACCAATCAAGCGTAAGTATGGCGTTATGGTTGGTGACATGGTTGAGTTACTTGAAGAAATTAAAGATGACTCTACTAACAAAGTATACGAAGCTGGTGAACTATTTGAAATCGTTGCAGTCAATAAAGATTTCACTGCTGACTTAATGTATGAGAATGAGAAAGGTGATCCAGAGTTTATTTATAATATCCCTTATCATTCTCTTAACTTTGTAGATGACTTTGAAGATGATACACTTGACCCTGTAGGTGCACCTGAGTATCATAGCTTCTCTTCACCTTCATTACTCAAAGGATACTAATATGACTCTTAAACTATTTCCTTACAATCAATACAGTCTGTCTGCTAAACAATTAGCTAGACGACTTAAAGTATTAAGAGTAAGACCTACATACGATGCAAAGCGTCGTGATGTAATTGTTAATTGGGGTGCTTCGAAACCACCTCAATTCAAGTCTATGCCACATGATCTTAATAAACATGTGGCTATAGCATTAGCATGTGATAAGCTTAAAACCTTTGAGACTCTGTCATTGCAAGGGTTCGAACAGATCCCGCAATATGTAACCAACAAACAAGATGCAGAGTCTCTTATTGAACAAGGTAATACATTATATTGTCGCACTAAACTTAATAGCCATAGTGGTAACGGTATTATTATTTGTAATGACATAAATGAATTACCTAACTGTTCATTGTATACTGTCAAAGCTAATCACAAACATGAGTATCGTGTTCATGTATTCAAAGGGGAAATATTATATGTGCAACAAAAGAAAAAGGTTCTCGGTTCTAACATCCGTTCTACTGGGATTCGCAATCGGGGTAACGATTGGGTCTATTGCAAACCTACTGATCACCCTAGCGAGCTACTACTATCATCGTGCGTTCGTGCCGTTCAATTACTCGGGCTTGATTTTGGGGCCGTTGATATTGGCCATCGCGTTAGAGACAATAGATTCTTCGTGTTCGAAATCAACACAGCACCAGGATTAATTGGAACAACGCTTGACAAATATGCTCAAGCAATTTATAATTACTATAGGAGTCTATAATTATGTTTCAAATAGGTGATAAAGTTAGTTTTCATGGTCTTGAAGAAGACTTTGATTGGGTCAATGATGTTGAAAGATACCTTGATGATCTTACTATGTATGAAATAAAAGAAATAAAAGATGATAAAACTATTGGTGTTTTAAATGATTCAGGTAATTTAGTATATGCTGATATAGATGATTATCAAATTTATACTTACGAATCTTTAAGACAATTATTAACATCAAGAAACCATCAGTATGCAGCTATTTGTAACAAAGTTAGACAGCTCTATCGTAAACAAGAGTTTCAATTTAAAGGAATATAAATGAGATGCGTAGCCTGTAACAAAGCTTTAAACGATTATGAATCTACACGCAAGTCGGCAACGACTGGCGAGTATCTAGACTTGTGTAATAGTTGTTTTCATGCTATAGATCAAGACATTGAAGCTATTTCTAGACCTGATCTAATTGATGAAGAATCATTTGATGATGATGTCGAACTTGACGACTTACAAGGAGATGTATTTGATGCCATCAAAGAATGATATAACTGGTGATAAGATTCAAACTAAAGGTATATTATCTAAAGAAGGTGAAGCTAATTGGGATAAAATCTTTGGTAAGAAAAAGAAGGATGACACACGACTGTCAGAGCAGCCAGTGGCTGATATGCAGTCTGTGGAAGACGAGATTGATGTTAAAAGATTAACTGATGCATTTAATGGATTATAATAATGTCATTTATTAAACATATGCCTTGTAGTAATTGTGGTAGTAAAGATAATTTAGCAGAGTATGTAGACCATTATTATTGTTTCGGGTGTGGACATTGGAAGTCTAAGAATGATATTACATCTATTCGAAACCGATTGCAGAGCGAACACGCGATGCTATCGGATGAGATTAATATTAATATCACTGATAACATTCCAATTGAAGCCATGAAATGGCTTTTGCAATATGGAATTACTAAAGCTGACATAGATCACTACCACCTTGGGTGGTGTAATGATCTTAACATATTGGTTTTAGTTAATACGCCAAACTATTATCAGGGAAGATCTTTTACAACTGGAGTTAAATATAGATCTAAAGGTAAAAAGCCCTTGCTTTGGTATGGTAATGGTGATATACTAGTATGTGTAGAGGATGTAATTAGTGCTATTAAAGTTAGTAAAGCTAACCCAGATGTAACAGTCACACCTCTATTGGGTTCAAGTATATCCCTAGAACTTACACAAACCATTCTAGAACGATTTAAAACTGTTAGGGTATGGTTGGATAGGGATAAAGCAATTGATGCCGTTAAACAGGCTAGAAGTTTAAAAGAAAAAGGTATTGATGCTGAGGTCATAGTATCACCTAATGATCCTAAAGAATATTCTACAGGAGAAATAAATGAATGGTTGAGAAACAGATAATTAAATTGTTCTGTGAAGACAAAGAAGTCTTTACAAAGTATTATAAGTATGTTAACATTAATTATATTAAAACTAATTATAATAATATATATAAATTATTTAATATAATAGATTTATATTATAATAAATATAATACTATTAATAATATAACTATAAATGAATTAGATATATATTATAATAGTAATTATTTATTAAAAGATAATGAAAGAAAAGAATTAACATCTCTTCTTGAAGAGATATATAATCAAGACATTAATGTAGATTCTGTCATTGGGTTGCTAGAAGAGCACAGACGACGCTCTCTTGCAGGCAAAGTCGCTATCATGGCATTAGATGTTGAGTCTGGTAAAAAGTCTACTGAAGATTTACTTGAACTGTTTAATGACTTTGAACATCAAGAAGTTGAATCAGAAGGCATTACCCCTGTCAATATGAACTTAAAGGAGTTATATGATACACAAATTCAAACGCCAGGTCTACGATGGCGTCTTAACTTTCTTAATAAAAGTCTTGGGTCTCTTCGCAAAGGTGATTTCGGCTTTATCTTTGCTAGGCCTGAAACAGGTAAAACTACATTCCTTGCGAGTGAAGTTACTCACATGGTCAGTCAAACTAATGGGCATGTGTTATGGTTTAACAACGAAGAGCAAGGAAATAAAGTCGGAATACGGGTGTTCCAAGCTGCATTGGGACTTAACACAGGAGACTTGTTTCGCAACGTTGAAAGCAAACAAGACCAATACGAAGTGCTCACTGGGAATAGAATCATCATCCTTGATTTCGAAGACTCAAGTAGCAAATCTAGAATAGAAGCAGTGCTTAAACAATATAACCCTGCGTTGATTATCTTTGATCAAATAGATAAGATTCGTGGGTTCAAAGGAGAACGTAATGACCTTGAACTTAAACAAATATATCAATGGGCTCGTGAGATTGCTAAGACGTATGCTCCGGTCATCGCGGTATCACAGGCAAGTGGGGAGGCAGAGGGAAAACTATTTCTAACAATGGATATGGTTGACGGATCTAAGACTGCTAAACAAGGTGAAGCTGATTGGATACTAGGCATTGGTAAAGAACAAGACAATACAAGTCGCACTAGATACTTTAACATAAGCAAGAATAAACTTATAGGTGATGCAGATACTAGTCCTGACTTACGTCACGGTTCATCACAAGTATTAATTAAACCTGAAATTGCTCGCTATGAAGATATCTAAATGGACAAGATGGATATTACTAGATTGGGATAATACAATCATAAGATGGTTTGACTACCCAGCTACAGGAACCATTCTGTATAAAGAACCTAAGATTAACTTAAATGAAATAGAGGAGTGTTTATTTTGAATGAGTTTGATGAAGTACTTAAAGCTAGACCTGATTTGACTAGAGCAGATCTATATGATATAATAGATATTATGGACATCAATGATACATTAATTGATGCAGTCAATAAATTCTATCCACTCAATAAAGGAACCGGAGATTGCGCAGCCTAATCTTAGATGTAGAAACAACCATTAGCAGTAAAGGTAATCCATTTGATGAAAGGAATAAACTCTGTTATGTTGGTCTCTATAGCGATAGTCAGCATTACCTTTTTGATATTGATTATAGCGGAAGTCCTAACCGATCTGGACTTGACACTATACAAAAACTCATTGACAGCCACGATACTATTGTTGGCTTTAACCTCAAATTTGACTTGCATTGGATAAGAAAATATGGAATCAATATTATGGGGAAGCGTGTTTGGGATTGTCAGTTGGCACATTTTATTTACACTGGACAACAAACACCCTATCCCTCTTTGGATGGAGTTGCTGCTTACTATAACTTGGGTTCTAAGCTTGACGTTATTGCTAGTGAGTATTGGAAGAATGGTATAGACACACCTGAGATTCCAAAGGATCTTCTTGAAGAATATCTTATACAAGATTTGCGTTTAACGCAACAAGTGTATGATAAACAGATGGAAGAATTTGCGTCTGCTGCAAAACAGATGCAACGATTAATTAGTTTACATAACCAAGATTTATTGGTCTTAGAGGAGATGGAATACAATGGTATTATCTATGATGAAGACGGATGTAATGAAGGAGCTAAAGATCTTTCTACTAGCATTGCGAGTATTGATAACGAGCTTTACTCGTATCATATGCTTCCTGAGTTTAATCCCAGCAGTACTGAGCACGTATCTACTCTCTTATATGGGGGCATTATTAAATACAGGCGTAAGGAAGTTGTCGGAGTATTTAAAACTGGAGCCCGTAAAGGTCAAGAGAAAGAACAATGGAAAGATTACGAACAAACGTTTGAAAGATTAGTTACACCACTTAAAGGATCTGAACTAGAGAAAGAAGGTTTTTACTCTATTGATGATCAGACGTTAAAGAGTCTTAAGTTTAAAACTAACAAAGCTAAAGAACTTGTAGAACTTATATTAGCTAGGGCAATCTTAAGTAAACGATTGACTGCTTACTATGAAGGTTTACCTGAACTAAGAAGTAAAATGAACTGGCCGTTTGGAAAGTTACATGGGGTTCTTAATCAATGTGTTGCTAAGACTGGTAGGTTGTCATCAACCAAACCTAACTTACAAAACTTTGATGGAGAAATTAAACAACTATTTGGGAGTAGGTATGCTGTTACAAGCTGACGCAAAAGCTTTAGAGTGGGTCTGTGCTACATACCTATCACAAGATCAAACTGCTTTAAAGGAGATATGGGATGGAACTGATCAGCATAGCGATAATCAACTTAGGTTTGGGCTTCCTTCTAGGATCATTGCTAAGACATTTGTTTTCAGACTCATCTACGGAGGTAGTGCTTACAGTTATGCTCATGACGTTAATTTTACTGGTGTATCTACATCTGAATCTTTCTGGCAGAATGTTATAGATGAGTTCTATAGTAAGTATGAAGGTCTTGCTTATTGGCATAAAGAAGTTGTCGCTACGGCTATGCGAGACCGACAACTCATCATGCCAACTGGTAGGATATATAAGTATGAGCCGGAAGTAAAGTACGGCAAAGTCAAGTGGCCTCGCACTAAGATTCTAAACTATCCAGTTCAGGGTCTTGGTGCTGACTTGATGGCAATAGCAAGAGTGTCTTTATCTAATAGGCTTAAAGATAAAGATGGAGTTAAACTAATTAATACTGTTCATGATTCAATTATACTTGACTTTGATTCTAAAGTATGGGATAATAATAGTATAGTTAGTTTAGTTAATAAGTGTTTTACAGATGTTCCGACTAACTTTAAGAAGTTGTTTGGAGTAAACTTTAACCTTCCCATGAGGGTAGAATGTCAAGTAGGGCCTAATTGGGGTAACATGGAGATAGTGAATGTTAATTAATATTATTGATGTAGGACAACCTAATACACACGCTGCTAAGAATGGCCGTAATTACCAATCAATTGAGGTAACTTACAAAGCAGAGAATGGACAGGTTGCTAACAAGAAGTTAATGTCCTTTAGTAATCCTAGTGTGTTTAATCACATTAAAGGTTTATCAAAAGGTGCTACACTTAACGTAACAACAACTAAAGATGCCAATGGTTATTGGCAATGGACTGGTATTGGAGGAGATAACGAAGTGGCTGATACAACACAATCTAAACCTGCATCAGGTGGTGGTAGAGTAACTGGTAGTAACTATGAGACTAAAGAAGAACGTGCCGCCAGGCAAGTCTATATCATTCGTCAGAGCAGTATTTCCTCTGCAGTTGAATTCTTAGGTTCTGGTAAAACTGTTGATGAAGTGTTAGCAGTAGCTAAACAGTTTGAAACTTATGTGTTTGCTAAAGACGCTAATCCAACTAAAGAAGTTAACTTCGATGACCTCGAAGATGACATCCCTGTTTAAGGAGTAACAAATGAAGAAATGGTTAATAGCATTATTAATATTAATTCCAGTAGCCGCTATTGCGGTTGACAAATTCCTGCATTATAAATTTAATGATGCTGTTGTCATTTCTATATCTAATATACCTTGTCCTTTCAAAGAGATTAGCCAAGAGTTTCCACTAGCAGTGGTGGCTAATCGAATTGATGGGGAAAGACTATTGGGTTGTTTTAAACATGATAACGATAATATTATTATTCAATGGGTTCATGGTGATCAAACCACTATCCCAGCTAACGCATTCCTTGTAAAGCCTACACTATGAAAGCCCTAATTGATGCTGACATAGTTGCTTACAGGATAGCTTGCACCTGTGAAGAAGATGATGCTCAGGACTTTGTATTTGCTAGAGTAGAAGATCTTGTAGATTCTATTCTTGTTAATACTGAAGCATCTGAGTATCATCTATTCCTAACGGGTAAAGATAACTTTAGGTATACTATATACCCCGAATACAAAGCTCATAGACCAAAAGATAAACCTTTCTGGTTAGAGCAGATCAGACAATATCTTATTGCTACATTCAATGCAGAGATTATTAATGATCAAGAGGCTGATGATGCATTGGGCATCAATCAGACGGAAGACACTGTTATATGTTCTATTGATAAAGACTTGCTTATGATACCAGGTCGTCACTATAACTTTGTTAAAGATGAGTGGACATTTCAAACAGACTTTGATGCTGTTAAACATTTCTATATGCAATGTCTTACAGGTGACAGAGCCGACAATATTAAAGGTATTGAAGGTATTGGTCCTAAGAAAGCACAACGCATATTAGATGATTGTTATACTGAACAACATATGTTTAATGCCGTAAGAGATGCTTATAGCAATGATGAAGAGTTTATTATGAATGCTAGAGTGTTATGGATTAGACGTAAACCTAACGAAGATTGGAGAGATATATTCAATGCCCTTATTCAAGAGCAAGCTGGAGGAGAAGGTTTGGGAACAGCTAAAGAAGAAATACCCAAGAGTTAAATACGAACCTGATAAGTTTAAGTATACTCAACCAGCTAAAGAAAGAACTTATAATCCAGACTTTAAAACTGGTGCACGTAAGATATACATAGAAGCAAAGGGTAAGTTAGATTTAGATACAAGACAGAAGATGATATGGTTTAGAGAATCCAATCCTGATATAACTATTATCTTTTTGTTTATGAACTCTGATAACAAACTCACTAAGAAAAGTAAAACAACTTACGGTAAATGGGCCACCGACAACGGCTTTCTTTGGTTAGACTTTAGAAAGGATTGGTTAAATGATTATAACAAACTGTGTGCAAAATAAAGATGGCTCTTTAGACTTTGACTTTCATGTTGATGCTAATGAAGCTTCTTTTCTTATGGACTTCTCTATCAAAGAATTAGTACGTAGAGGTGTTATAAGTGTTGCTACTGATATGGCTGAACAAGAGCTAGATCTATTTAAACAAGAAGGGGGTAATGTAAATTGAGTAAAGGTAATTCACCAGCATTCCCATCTAAAGACTCTAAAGGTCAAATCTGGACAGGTCTTAACCTTAGAGACTACATAGCTTTAGAAGCTATGCATGGTCTTCTAGAAGCTGATCACGTTAAACGTGATGACATCCCTGCTGAAGCCTACCGGCTTGCAGACATGATGCTTGATGAAAGGTCTAACTACCAATGATCTTTGTTGCTTTGATTGCTTTATTATTAATTACATGGGCATTATAATGGCTAAACTACTATCATCATTTTACTGGGTCAAAGTTAGATACGAGAAAGAATTACGTGTCAAATGTCCTAATGAACATATTGCAAAAGACAAAGCAATGCATGACTTTATTAATGGTTTGCCAGGCATTAGTGCCGATGATTTAAGAATTATTCATGTTGAACAAAGTGAGGATCGTAAATGAGTAAGATATTACTATTAGATATTGAAATGGCTCCTAATGTAGCCCACGTGTGGGGTATATGGGATCAAAACATTGGTATCAATCAATTACAAGAGTCATCTTATGTTATGTGTTATGCCGCTAAATGGTTAGGTGATAAAAAGATGATATTTGACTCTGTTAAGAAATCAGGTGAAAAGAAGATGCTACAAGGTATTCATAAGCTTCTTGACGAAGCTGATGCTGTAATCCATTACAATGGTAAACGGTTTGATATACCTAGCCTTAACAAAGAGTTCTTATTGCATGGTATGTTTCCACCAGCACCATTTAAAGAGATTGACTTATTAACTGTAGCTAAAGGTAGATTTAGATTTGTATCTAACAAACTAGACTATGTAGCACAGTCATTAGGTTTAGGTAAAAAGACTGAACATAGTGGTCATGAATTATGGGTACAATGTATGGCAGGTATTCCTAAAGCTTGGAAGACTATGGAAGAGTATAACAAGAATGATGTTATCCTTTTAGAGAAGGTTTATGAACGCTTTAAACCTTGGATTAAAAACCATCTTAACCGTAACTTAGTTGAAAATACTGACTTATGTTGCCCTACATGTTCGTCTAATAACTTCCAACGTAGAGGGTTTAATATGACTGCAGCAGGTAAGTATCAACGTTATCAATGTCGTACATGTGGTAACTGGTTTAGGGATAATAAGAATCTTAAACCTAAAGGTTCAACAAAACTTGTAAATGTTTAAAAAGAATGGTATAATATTAATATGGACTTTAAAACAGGATCACATAATTATGGTAAATCAGGGGCAGGTATGAGTAAAGCACAATTTCCAGAACTAAAGAAAGCTATAGAAAAACAAGTAGCAGGTACACATTACAAGAAGTTTGTAATACAACCTGTTGAATTTATAACTAAAAATGATATACCTTATATTGAAGGTAACATCATTAAATACATATGTAGATGGCGTGATAAAGGTGGTATAGAAGACCTTGATAAAGTTATTCATTATGTAGAACTACTTAAAGAATTGAAGACATAATATGTTAACGTTAGAAGAACTAAAAGAGAAGTTAGCAGAACAGATTGATGAAGTAACTCTTTTAGATATACTAGGTATTACATCATATGACCTTGTTGAAAGGTTTGAAGATATAATAGAAGATAAATTTGATAAACTAGAGAAAGAAATAGATGGCTGATAAACTCAGTGATTATGGACGCTTTATCCATAAGAGTAGATATGCTCGCTACTTAGAAACAGAGCAACGTCGTGAGTCTTGGGAAGAAACAGTAGCAAGACTAATGGTTTATGTACAGTCTAAAGTACCTGAGTTAACTACAGATCCTATCTATAAAGATAAGTTAACTGAGTTACATAATGCTATTCTTAACCTAGAAGTAATGCCTAGTATGCGTCTTCTAATGACTGCAGGTGAAGCTTGTGATAGAGATAACATCTCTGCTTACAATTGCTCTTACCTTGCTATCAATAACAAACGAGCTTTTAGTGAAGCTCTATACATTTTAATGAATGGTACTGGTGTAGGATTCTCATGTGAAAGACAAGAGATTAATAAACTACCTACGTTACCTGAACGTTTCAAGGAGGTAGATGATGTCATCGTTGTCGGAGATAGCAAACTTGGTTGGGCTAAAGCATTTAAAAAGCTCTTGTCCTCATTGTGGGAAGGAGATATCCCCAGAGTCGACTATTCTAAAGTTAGACCCGCAGGTTCAAGGCTTAAAACCTTTGGAGGCCGTGCTAGCGGTCCAGACCCGTTGCGAAAACTGTTTCAATTTACTGTGGATACCTGTAAAGGAGCTGCAGGAAGAAAACTAAACAGTTTAGAAGTACATGACATCATGTGTATGATTGGTGAGATTGTTGTAGTAGGTGGTGTAAGACGATCTGCTCTAATCTCTTTGAGTAACTTAACAGATAAAAGGATGCGAGATGCAAAATCAGGAGCTTGGTATAACGATCACCCTTACCGAGGACTTGCCAACAACAGTGTGGCCTACACCGAAAGACCCGATTCTGAAACTTTCATGGAAGAATGGCTCGCTTTGGTTAAGTCCAAATCAGGTGAACGAGGAATCTTTAA